GTAAGCAAGTGGGAACCTGTAGTTGATGCTTATGGAGATTTAAAAGAGTTTATATGTAGTTGTGGAAGAGGAAGTAAAGAAGCATCAAATTATTGCCCTAATTGCGGAACAAAAATGGATAATTCTAATATTGAAAAAGAAATCAAAGAAGCTATTATCAATGCATTAAATTAGAATTCGGGAGGGATAAAGATGTACGATATTAAAATAGAATTTACGGATGGAACGGAAAAGATAGTGGAGAATGTGGAAGATTGTGAATTAAATTTTAAAACACGTTGTTTCAGCATTGAGAAGGGTGATGACAGGTATTTCGTTCCATGTGAAAACGTTAAATATATAGGCAAGATTTAGAGAGTGAGGTGTAATAGTATGGACACAAATAAAATTTTTACAAAACCAGAAAGACCATTCTTAGTTGTTTCACACTTTGATAGAAGCGAAGAAATAAACATTGCGTGGTGCGAAGACTTAGAAGATGTAAAAGAACACATTAATGGTTATAAAGCCGATTTTAAAGATTTTGTGGTTGATGATATTATTGAGATTGGTTCATGTAGAAGATATTTAGATAGTGAGGTGTAATATGACAGCAAAGGAATACTTATACCAGTTAAAGGATATAGATGACTTAATAAACAGCAATCAGGAGGAAGTGGACAGGCTTAGAGCGTTAGCCACTAACATATCTGTTACATATTCAGACGAGCCACACGGAAGCGGGACAAGTGACAAGGTAGGGAATACAGTAGTAAAGATTGCAGACCTTGAAAATGAGATAAACGACCTGATAGACGAATTAATAGACTTAAAGAGAGAATCAATAAGCATCATAAAGCAGATAAAGGGCATAAGGGAAAGAACAATATTGATTAAGCGGTACATAAATAATAAGACACTGGAACAATCAGCGGTTGAGATGGGAATAAGTTATACATGGACGAAACAATTGCATGGAATAGCGTTATTGGAATTTGATAAGCTAATGAAAGTTAGTGTACGAAAGTGACCATGAGTGTCTTGAAGTGCAATGATATACGTGAGATAATGATAGAGTAATAATAAAACATGCAAGATGTTCCCGAAAAACAGAAAAGCATTTCATATTATTCTTACATCCTCCCTAAAAAGGCTATGCGTTAAAAGCGTGTAGTCTTTTTTATTGGTGTGAGACGCTTTGTTGTGTCGGGTTAAATAAACATTCAAAAAATGTCGAAGGTGGGATAGTGACGGATGTTAAAAGAAATAGAATTTGAAATAAAGAAAGACAGTCGAGGATTTATATTAATACGTAAGGATGGAGAATACTCAATGCATGCACATTTGAAGAACAAGAACACATGCAGGACACTAATACACTTGATACATAATAGGCTTCTCCCTAGAAGTAAGTATTTACAGGGAAGTTGTAAAAGGTTATTGACGGATGAAGAATATAGTCATCTTAAGGAAAAGAAACAACAGTATATAAATATTAATAAAGGAGTCGTGAGAAAATGAATATAGGTGTATTTTTAATATATGTTGTAGTTTATGCGATTATGTGTCTTTTGATGTTTAGGAAAAATATAATTATTGACGAATTGAATCATGAAGCAGAAAAAGACTTGGAGATAATTATTAGGGCATCAATACAAATCAGTGCAATGGAGCAAAGAATAAAAGAGCTAGAAGAAGAAATAGAAAGGTTAAAGGGGTGTAAATAATATGAAATTGTTTGAATCAGAAATAGGAAGTTTTATAAGACCAGATGTGGGACCAGCAAGAATAAACACAATTAAAGAACTAGTTGAATTAAGAGAAGATAACGAAAAGCTTAGAAGGAAAAACAAAAAACTCAAGAAGAAAATAAAAAAGCTAACAGAGACAAAGGAGCGAAACAAACATGACAATCATAGCTTGGATACTTGCTACATTTTACTTAGCAGTAACATATGCGGAGATAAAGGAACTATTGACAGAGAAGAAAGAAGGGGTATTTAGGTATGTGGTCATGATTACTATTTGCATTATGTCCTTCTTATTATGTTTAGATAAGATAGTAGGGTGATAACATGGCAAGGTTAAAGTCATGTCCATATTGCAATAGGATACATGCATCTGACTATATATGCCCAGAGAAGGCTGCTAAGATTAAGGAGAGACAGAGTAAGTACAAAACAACGAGCAAGGATAAGTTCAGGTGGTCTAATGCATGGCAGAAGAAGCGTGAGCAGATAAAGGATAGAGACAACCATCTATGTGTAGTATGTAGGCAAGAGAACAGATATACATATAACAACCTTAGCGTGCATCATATAGAGCCATTAGAAGAATCATATGATCTAAGACTAGATGATGATAACCTAATAACACTATGCGACATGCATCATGAGCAGGCAGAGAAGGGCGAGATAAGTAAGGAGTACTTGAAAGAATTAATAAAAAGGGAATAGTGTTGTAAGTTTGTATTTTACGATTTAAGACATTTACCGATTTAAACGAGGTGTATGTCGAAAAGAATCCCCCCGACTACCAGAGAGGGAAAATATAAAGCCAGAAAACACCGACAGCCCCCATCAGAAAATAAAATATTCCCAAAATAGGTTTTGAAAGGAAGTGAGAAAATGTCGAGACCGAGTAAACCATATGCGGTTATTTCATCCGAGAATAAAGCGCATAGAACAAAGCGAGAATTAAAACAGAGAGAAGAAGGCGAGAAAGCACTTATTAGCGGTGTTGCGCTGAAAGAACACGACAATGTTAAAAAGAATTTAATAGCACATAAGGAGTTTAAAAGGCTTAGTGATATATTCAAGCGGATAGAAAAAAATGACGCTGTATATGAGGGTGTTATCAATAGATATTGTTTGATTTTTGCGGAGTGTATGGAGTTTGAAGAAAAGAGAGAAAAATTCTATCAGCAAATTTGTGACTTTGAAGAAAATAGCGGCGCAGCTATGGAGAAAGGAGAACTGACACAAGGTGAATATTATAAAATCCAGATGCAAATGCAGAAAACACTTATTGATATAGACAAGCAAGTGCAAACAAAAAGAAAAATGCTTTTAGACATAGAAAAAGAAAATGTAATGACGATTGCCGCCGCCTTGCGAAGCATACCAAAAAAAGAAGAACCTAAAAACAATGCTCTATTAAAGGCATTGAATGATGGTTAAAGATTCAAAAGCGTATCAATACGCAAAATGGTGTGTTGAAAAAGGCAATCAAAAGGTGGGAATCTATGTCAAAAAGCAAGCACAGGCATGGCTTAATATAGTTGGAGGGAAAGACGAAGAAGCATATGTGGATGAAAAGGCATATAAAAAGATATGTAAGATATTGCAATTGATGATACATCCTGACTTGCAGTGCTCCATGTATGACGGATTGGAAGATTACGCATGGTTTTTAATCGTTGCAGTGCTTTGTACGAAGCTTAAAAATAGTGAAAATAAAAATATAAGATATTATATTACCGCAGTATTGGAAATAAGTCGTAAGAATTTTAAGACTTTCAATTCGGCGGTTATTTTTATATTGCTTATGTTGACCGAACCACAGTTTTCAAGGTTCTTTTCGGTTGCTCCGGACTTAAAACTGTCTAAAGAATTGCAGCTTGCAATCAGAAAGATTATTAAAGTAAGTCCTGCTTTAGCGGAAGAAGCGTTTAAGGTGTTAAGAAGTGAAATAAGATGCTTGTTAACAGAAAGTGATTATACACCACTAGCATACAGCGAAGATAAAATGGACGGTAAACTTGCCAATGCTTTCTTAGCAGATGAAGCAGGTGCAATGGATAGTTATCCAATAGAAGCAATGAGATCGTCACAGATAACTTTGTTTAATAAATTGGGAATCATAATAAGCACGCAATACCCTAATGATAACAATGCCATGATTGACGAAATAGACATTTCAAAGAAAACCCTAGATGGTTTGACGGATAACAAAAGAAGATTCGCATTATTATATGAACCAGATAGTGAGTTTTTGACAAATGACCAATGGCACAACAACGATTTAATAATTTATCAAAGCAACCCTGTAGCAGTGGCGCATGATTATATATTCGATGCTATCAAAGATATGCGAACAATGGCTGTTTTGTATGAAAACAAGCGCGAGAACTACCTTTGTAAACATAACAACATCAAGTATAAAGGTCTTGGGGTTGAGGGCTATGTGGAAATCACAAAAGTAAAAGAATGTAAAATCAAAGAAGATTTAGATTTTTGGATAGGAAAAAAGGTTTTCTTAGGTGTGGATTTATCACAGACTGACGATAATACATCCGTGGCTATGGTTTGCGAACATAATGGGAGTATATACGCTAAAGTTTGGGGATTCATTCCAATAGAAAAGAAAGAAATAAAAATCAAAAAAGAAAATGTTGACTACAACAAACTGATTAGACAAGGGGTTTGTTTTGAGTGTGGTGACGCAGTAATTGGCTATGATTTCGTAGAAGAACATATAAAAGGCTTAGAGTCAAAGTATGGAGTTGACATTGTACAGGTTGGTTACGACAGAATGAACGCAATAAGCACTGTGCAAAAGTTAGAAGCAGAGGGATATGAGTGTGTTGAAATTAAACAACATTCTTGTGTGCTTCATTCTCCTTCAAAATTATTGAAAGAACAAATACTTAGTAAAAAATTTAGATATGACGAAAATCTTATGCTAGAAATAAACTTTCAAAATGCAAGATGTACGGAAGACACTAACCTTAATAAATATGTAAACAAAAAGAAATCAGCAGGGAAAGTCGACATGGTTGTATCTTTAATCAACGCTATATATTTATTAGAGCAGGAAAATTTATTCGGCAATAATGGATTTGTAGTACAAGTTATTTAGAAAGGTGGTGAGAAAGTGGGATTGTTTAAAAAGAAACAAGTGGAAGAAAGAGCAGACGTGACAGTTGATGATGTGTTATTAAGTGCATTAATAGGGACAAGCGCAATGACTAAGGAAACAGCCTTAAATATTCCAAGCCTTAACGGATGCATTGAATATGTAGCGAATACTATTTCTATGCTCCCTATCAAGTTATATAAAGAGAGCAATGGAAAAGTAAAAGAGGTAAAGGATGATGCAAGATTAAGGCTATTGAACGATGAAACAGGAGACACTTTGGATAGTGCACAGTTTTGGAAAGCAATGATAAGAGATTATTATCTTGGAAAAGGTGGTTATGCGTACATCCGAAAAGAAAAAAATAAAGTAACTGGTCTATATTATGTGGATGAAACACAAGTCAGCATCAATAAAAACACTGATCCGATATTCAAAGACTATAGCATTTTAGTGCATGGGAATACATATAAACCTTTTCAATTCCTTAAAATCCTTAGAAATACAAAAGATGGATGCAAAGGGACGAGCATCACAGAAGAATGTCCTTTAATACTAAGTGTTGGTTATGCAACATTGAAATATGAAGAAACGTTGGTAAAAACAGGTGGGAATAAGAAAGGATTTGTAAAAGCTGCTAATAAGTTAACGCAGGAAGCAAAAGATATTCTCAAAGAAGCGTGGAGAAAGCTATATAGCAACAACACAGAAAATGTTGTCATTCTTGATAATAGCTTAGATTTTAAAGAAGCAAGTAATACATCCGTAGAAATGCAGTTAAATGAAAATAAACAGACAAATGCAGTCGATATATGCAAGATTATGCAAGTGCCGGAGAACATAATCAAGGGCACAGCAACAGAAAGTGATTACATTAAAGGATTTAAAATGGCGGTTATGCCTGTATTAAGAGCCATAGAGTGCGCTTTAAATAAAGACTTTTTACTTGAAAAAGAGAAAGAGTCTTTTTATTTTGCCTTTGATACAAAAGAATTGCTGAAAGGTGATATTAAAGAGCGTTACGCTTCATACTCCGAAGCGGTAAAAGCTGGATGGATTACCAAGAATGAAATACGATACATTGAGGATAAACCTGCAATAGAAGGATTAGACGTAGTTACAATGAGTCTTGGTGAGGTTATATATGACGTTAAAAATAAGACATACTTTACCCCAAATACAAAAACGCTACAAGATAGCGATATGAATAAGGCAGAGCAAGGGGGTGATAAAGATGATTTAGACAAACAAGACGAGCCAGAAGAAGAACAAAAGGAAGGAGCAGACAAAAATGGCGAAGGGGAAATATAAAGCGAGAGTAAGCTTTGTCGGTGCACTATCCATGCACAAAGACGAAGTAATAGAGCATAACAATGATGGAGTTATGCAAGATTTATTAAAGGCTGGATTTATCGAAGAGGTTAAAAATCAAGCCTTAGGGGATGTATCAGGTAAAAAGTTTCTGTTTTTTGGGGACAGTATAACAGCGAATTCAAACGGATATGTGTCAATTTTAACAGATATGTTAGGGATTGAAATTAAAAATATGGCGATCAATGGTGCGACTTGGTGTGATCGTGTTGATTCTACGAATACGATTTATTCGCAGCTAAGAAATGTATTAGAAAACATGCAGGACTATGTTCCGGATTCTATTGTTATATCAGCCGGAACAAACGACAGTATCGCAACCACATACACAAATGACACAATCTATACAGCTATGGAGGCATTTTACACAAGTTCGGGCAATGTAATTGACATTGAAACGGTTGACAGAAAGAATATTTTTGGTGCAACTCGTTACATAGTAGAAACATTAAAAAAGTTATATCCAAATGCAGATATTTTTCTTTTATCCCCTATTCAAAGTGCATTAAGTGTTAAGGGGTATAAAGTCGCATATGCAACAGGGTTTATATTGCAGGAGATAGCGAAAAGGCTTTCCGTTAATTTTATCGATTGCATTAACTGTGGAATCAATAGCCTAAATGCAAGCGAAACGCTAGTGGATGGACTACACCCCAATGCATTAGGGGCGAAATTACAAGGGCAATTCATAGCAAGTAAAATATTAGACTTTTATATAGCACAGAGAGCAACGGTATTTCCAAATGATGCGAAAGGTTTACTTGCTGATTCCTCAAATGTCAGCGTAGCAGTGGGAGCAACGACACAAATAAAGGCTTTTGTATTTCCATACAGTACCGAGAACAAAGAGGTTTTATGGAGTTCCAGCAACACATCTATAGCCACCGTTTCAAATGGCTATGTAACAGGAATAGGAATAGGCAGTTGTACGATAACAGCGAAAGCATCCGTTAATCAAAATATTTCAAAAACATTTAATATAAGTGTGTCAGAAGCGGTTGAGAATGGCTTGATTTTTGAAGCAAACGAATTGGGGGTATCAGAAGGAACATGGAAGGATAACAAAGGCAATATATTGGCGAATTTGGCGAATCCAGTTACAACATCAGGTGGAGTTGTGGTTAATGGAAAGTTTGATTTCAATGTATCAAGCTTAAATCTTGGTACTAAGACGGATTTCGCAGTTGTGGTAGATGCATATATACCAGACGAATTAACAGACGATTCATTATTATTAGCTATTGGCTCTGACACTATATCAGGCGGTGATGAAAACAATAATATTCTATTTTCCGTAGATGCATGGAATTATGACATGGGAAGTTGTCGAGTTATTTCAAACTGGACTTATTCAGACCAAGAAAAGACAACGTACGTTAAAAATGCAAGCAATAAGATAGTGCTTAATGTATCTTTGGCGAACAACACCGTTACTGTTTATACAAATGGTACATTATCTACAACAGTAGCGCATGCAATAAATGCGACACAATTAACAACAATTTCAAATGTATCTGGTAATTCTGTACCATTTAGCGGTAGATACAACAGCATCCAAATATATGATCACTTATTAACAACAGAAGAAATAGCGAACCTATAGAAAGGGGGTGCAAGAATGAATGTTGAAATTAGAGCAGACAGTATACATATTAGTGGTTATGTCAATGTAGTAAAAAGAGAATCCAGACCTGTCATAACATCAAGAGGTAAAGTCATTGAAATGATAGAAGAAAGAGCATTTCAAAGAGCACTAGAAAAGGCTGATAACATACCCATGACATTAGACCATAATAGCAACAGAGTGTTGGCACAGACAAATGACAGTACTTTAGAATTATACGAGGACAATATCGGTTTGAGAGCCGAAGCAGTTATCACGGACGAAGAAGCAGTTAACGGTGCTAAAAATGGAAAGTTAAAAGGCTGGTCGTTCGGCATGAAGAAGATAGTTGATTCAATCGAGGAAAGAGCCGACAAGTTGCCATTACGAACAGTAAAAGATTTTGTACTAGATCATGTGACATTGGTCATGAATCGAAATCCTGTATATGCATCTACATCCATAGAGTTAAGGGCAGATGATGAAATAGAAATGGAGGTAAGAGCTAACGAAACAGAAATAAATATTAAAAACATGGTTGAAACACCTAAGAAACCAGATTTAACGCAGTACAAAAACAGAATAAACAATTTGAAAGTCGGCAAATAGTCGGCTTATTTTATTGCAAAGAAAGAGAGGAAACAATACATGAATTTAAAAGAATTGATTGAAAAGAAAAATGAAAAAATTGAAACTATGCAAGGCATCTTATCAAAGATGGAAACAGAGGAAAGAGCAGAAATGACAGCAGAGGAAAAAGAATCGTTCGACAAGATTGAGACAGAAATCAGAGCATTAGAGGAAACAATCTCTAGAGTAGAAAAAGCGAAATCTCTTGATATTCAAAAAGCGCAAAAAGATGAAGGTGCAAATCAAACAGAAAACAGATCAGATATGGAAGAAAGAGCGTTTGCTGATTATATCCGTGGAGTTGTTACAGAGGAAAGAGCAGATGTTAACTTGACCGTAGGTGACAACGGTGCTGTGATTCCTTCATCAATCGCAAATAAGATTATTAAGAAAGTGTATGATATTTGCCCTATTTATCAATTAGCAACCAGATACAATGTGGGCGGCACTCTTAACATTCCTTACTATGATGAATCAACTCAAAGTATCACTATGGCATACGCTACAGAGTTTGCAGAGTTGGAATCAACTTCTGGAAAATTTGCAAGCATTGAGTTAAAAGGATTCTTAGCTGGAGTATTAAGTAAAATTTCAAAATCATTAATCAATAACTCACAGTTTGATGTTGTTAATTTTACAATTGCAGCTATGGCCGAATCAATCTCCAAGTGGATTGAAAAAGAATTGCTAATCGGTACAACGAATAAAGTAGCAGGATTAAGCACAGTAACTCAAATCAAGACCGCAGCTAGTGCTTCCGCAGTAACAGCAGACGAATTAATTGACTTGCAGGAGTTAGTACCTGATGTTTATCAAGCTGGTTCAATCTTCATTATGAACAAAGCTACTAGAACAGCTATTCGCAAACTTAAAGATGCAGATGGAAATTACCTTTTAAATAGGGACGTATCTGCAAAATGGGGATATACGCTACTTGGCAAAGATGTATATACATCTGATAACATGCCTACAATGGCAACCACCAACACCGCTATTTACTATGGTGATATGTCTGGTTTGGCTGTAAAGTTGTCCGAGGATGTGTCAATCGAAGTATTAAGAGAAAAATTTGCTACACAACATGCTATCGGTGTAGTAGGTTACATTGAAATTGATTCAAAAGTGGAAAATGCGCAGAAAATTGCTAAATTAGTTATGGCATAGGAGGAAATTAGATGGTAGTACGAGCAAAGGTAAGTTTTGCTGGTGCTTTTTCTATGCATAAAGGCGAGGTTAAGGAGTGTAGTGATAAGGCTATACTCCAAGACCTTTTACAAGCCGATTACATAGAAGCAGCCGAAGAAAACAAGCCAAAAAAGGCGGTGGAAAAGAGTGAAAGTAAGCGAAATAACAGTGCAAAACGTAGCTGATTATTTAAGGTTGGATGATGCAACAGACCCTTTTTTATCTTCTATATTAAGTATTTCAAAACAATACATTTCAAACTATACAGGGATTCCAATAACATCCACGGATACAACCATAAAAACATTGGACGATTACGAGGATTTTCACATAGTTGTTTTAGTACTTTGTCAAGATATGTTTGACAATCGTGCTTTGTATGTGGATAAGACAAACCTTAATAAAGTAGTTGATTCAATTTTGGGGATGCATTGCACGAACCTCCTTCCAACACCGGACGAGGTGACAATATGAATGTTAACGCAGGCGAGTTAAATAAGCGGATAAAAATAATTAAAACAACTATAACACAGAATCCCAATGGCTTCGAGGAAGTAACGAAAGAAACAGTTAGAGAATGTTGGGCAAAATTCAATCGTACATCCGGTACAGAAATGTTTAAATCAAATGCGGATTTTGGAGAGGTTAAGACGAGGTTTTTGGTACGTTATTCATCTGTAGAGATTACACGCAAAATGTTAGTAGAGTATGCAGGAAAAACTTACAATATTGCGTATGTGAATAACTATGAGGACAGCAACGAATACATAGAGATATGGTGTGACATAACGGAGGTGGAATAATGGGAAAATTTGATTTTCAGTTTGACCCTGGCTTAATAAAACAAATGGAAAAACTTGCTGACTATGACAATATAGCACCACGTTTATTAGAGGGCGCAGTCCCTATATTGACAACAAGAGTCAAAGCAGAAGCATCAAAGCACAGGCTAACATCAAGTATGTACAACTCCATCAAGGCGAACAAGCCAAAGAAGAATAAATACGGTTGGTTTGTTTCTGTCCGACCTACAGGAGTAGATAAAAATGGCACGAGGAACATGGAAAAAATGATGCACTTAGAGTATGGAACAAGTAAAATCACACCAAAGCCAATGCTCTCAAAAGCCTTGAACAGTGCAGAACAGGAAGTGAATAATAAATTACAAGAACTATTTAATGAGGTGATTGGATGAATGTAAACAGCTTAATAATAAATACCTTAAAGCCTATTGTAAGTGCGGTATATCCAAATAAATACTCTGGTACAGAACAAACGTATATTACATTTAATTACGCAGACGATAGGGCGGTAGAATTTGCAGACGATACACCGCAGATAGATAAGTCAAATATTCAGATTCACCTTTTTACACCAAATGATTATATGGAACTAAAAAAACAAATCCGCTTGAAGCTATTTCAAGGGGGTTTTTCTTATCCGAGTATAACAGATCTATACGAAGATGATACGAAACTAAATCACATTATTTTCGAGTGTGAAATAACAGGAAATTCAGAAACGGAGGAATAAAAACATGGCAAAAGTCGGATTGAAGCATCCAGTTTATGCTTTATACAATGATGCAACAGGAACACCAGTATATACAAATGGTGCAGTAATTGGTAAGGCAATAAAAGAGGAATTGTCAATAGAAAGTAACGAGGTAGCACTTTACGCAGATGATGCGATAGACGAGTTAGACAAATCTTTTAAAAGCGGAAAAGTAACGATTAATATCAATGATTTAACAGTAGAAACACAATCAGTATTATTGGGACATACCATCAATGCGAGTGGTGAATTAGTGGCAAATGCAACTGATTCTTCTCCATATGTAGGGCATGGATTTTATGGACGAACAGTTAAAAATAAAGTAAGTAAATGGCGAGCAGTATGGCTTACAAAAGTACAATTTGCAGAGCCAAATGACTCTCAAGAGACACAGGGCGAAACAATCGCATTCCAGACCCCCACAATCGAAGGTACTATCATGAAAGATATAAACGGAGTTTGGAAAAAGGAAAAAACATTCAACACAGAAGCCGAAGCAGTGGCATGGCTTGAAGCGAAAGCAGTGATTACACCTATTTGTACAACTCCTATCGCAGATGTAGCAAGTGGAACATATGCAGAAGCGCAAACAGTAACATTAACAGCAGGAGCCGGAGAAAGCATTTATTACACAACAAATGGTTTAACTCCTTCCGCTACTATTGGTACATTGTACGCAAGTCCTATTGCAGTGGCTGATGATATGGCAATTCGTGCAATTGCAATCAAGGACGGTTCTAGCAACTCCGAAATAGCAGAGTATGAGTACATAATTCAATAAATCAACAGGGGCGGTTAATCCGTCCCTATTTTAATAAATGGAGGTAATTAAATGAAAGATGTAATGAAGTACATAGAAGCGGAAGGAGTTAAGTACCCTATGGCTTTTAACATAAACGTGGTGGAAGTAATGCAAGAAAAGTTTGGAACAATCCAAAAATGGAGTAACGCTTTAGAAGCAAAAGAGCCAAGAATGAAAGATATTAAATTTACTTTCACGGAATGTATTAACGAAGGTATTGACATTGAGAACGAGAAAAACGGAGAAAATAGACCATTTGTAACTGAAAAGCAAGTCGGTAGAATCTTAGGGGCATTGACAGATGATGCCAACGGAGTAATCAGAGATCTAGTGATAGAGTCAAACGACAATGGTAAAGAAAAAAACTAGATGACCGTGCAGACGATACAGGCGAAGATACACCTGTTAGTATTGCACGGTTGACTTATATAGGAGTAAAAAAGCTTGGATATACAGAAAAAGAAGTCGGGCGCATGACATTAGGAAAGTTTTCAAAGCTATATCAAGCTTACAAGGATGTACACGACGAAGAATTGACTTTAAAACTTAACAGGACACGTTACTGTGATTTAGAGAAAGAAGTCACTCTTGATGATGTTTTACCATTTTAAGAAGGAGGTGAGAAGATGGCTAAAAAAGGAAGTATAGGGGCGAATATTGCACTTGACGGTGAGAAAGAGTTTCGTGCTGCTATCACTAATATAAATTCAAGCATGAAAGTCTTGACTTCTGAAATGAAAAAAGTTTCTGCTGAATTTTCGGATAACAAAAATAGTGTTACTGCATTGACTTCTCAAAATCAAGTTTTAAACAAGCAGATAGAACAGCAAAGACAAAAAGTCGAAACTCTTAAAAAGGCTTTAGAAAATTCTAAAAATCAATACGGAGAAAACGACAAGAAAACAAAAGCGTGGCAAGTTTCATTAAACAATGCAGAAGCCGACTTGATCAAGCTGAATAAAGAAGTAACGGACAACGAAAAAGCATTAGAAGAAGCAGGAAACGCAACAGGGAAAATGTCAAAAGGCTTGAAGGATGTAGGCAACAATGCAGGAGACGCAGAAAAAAAGACTTTAACCTTTTCAAGTGTATTGAAAGCCAACCTTTTATCGAGTGCCATTATTGGCGGTATAAAAAAGCTTGGCAGTGCACTGAATGAAATGGCGAAAGATACCGTTGGTTTTGCAATGGATTCACAAACCGCCTTTAATAAACTGATTTCTAAAACAGGAGCAACAGAAGCGGAGTTTGCAGACTTAAAAGACACTATGAATAATATCTATGCGAGCAACTTCGGCGAAGATATGCAGGACGTAGCGAGTGCTCTGGCAACTGTAAAACAACAAACAGGCTTAGCCGGTGATGCTTTGGAAGATACAACCAAACAAGCTATTACCATGCGTGATACGTTCGATTTTGAAGTAACCGAAAGCATAAGAGCAGCCAATATGTTGATGACTACCTTTGGTGTGTCAAGTGAAGAAGCTTTTAACTTGATTGCGCAAGGAGCACAGGGAGGACTTGACAAGGATGGTGATATGCTTGATTCGCTAAATGAGTATTCAGTACATTTTCAAAATCTTGGACTTGACGCTGAGAACATGTTCAATATGTTAAAAAACGGTGCGAAGGGTGGAGCGTTTAGCATAGACAAGCTTGGTGATGCGGCGAAAGAGTTTGGAATAAAGGTGAAAGATGGTTCAGCAGATGAAGCATTCAAAGAACTGGGATTGAGCGTAGATGAAACAAAAGCCAAATTTGGAGAAGGTGGCGAAGCTGCCAAAAAAGCGTTCCAAGATGTCGCAAGCGCATTGTTTAGTGTAAAAGACCCGATTGCACAAAATAATTTAGGTGTTCAGATGTTTGGCACAATGTGGGAGGATTTAGGCGCAAAGGGAGTCAAGGCAATGACCGACATTGATGGCAATATTTCAACAACTTCAAAATCCTTAGAAAACATTAATAACACCAGATATGACGACATTGGCAGCGCAATGGAGGGACTTGGACGAACAATAAAAACAAAAGTAGTCGAACAGCTTGAGGAGAAGTTGCTGCCTACAATAAAAGATTTGATTAAGCAAGTTGAAAACAATGCTCCAAAAATAATTAGTTCAATAGAAGATATTGCTAAAAAAATTACAAGTGTAGTTACATTTATAACAGATAATAAGGAAGGTGTTATTGCAGCTATAGTTGGGATTACAACCGTTATAGGCTTGTGGAAAGCAGCAATATTGGCGGTCACAATAGCAGAGCAGGCGCACAATATAGCAAAATTGGCTTCCGTAGCTAGTACAGTAGCTAGTACAGTAGCTTTAGGAGCATCTACAGCAGCTACAGGGATAGCAACAGCAGCGCAATGGGCATTAAACGCAGCGCTTTCAGCGAATCCTATTGGAATTATTATAACTTTAGTTGCTGGATTGGTCGCAGCATTGGTTATATTGTGGAATAAAAATGAAGGATTTAGAAATGCGGTTATTAATATTTTTAATACCTTAAAAAATGTTATTTCTGGATTCGTGGAAGGTGTCAAGGGTTTCTTTGGAGCAATTGTTAACTTCGTGAAAAGTAATTGGAAACAACTACTTTTATTAATAGTTAATCCATTCGCCGGAGCATTTGCATTGGTATATAAGCACAATGCCAAATTCAGAAAAGCAGTTGATGATTTGGTTAAAAAGGTAAAAAAACTTATTGTGAACATGGCTACAGGAATGATAAACGCAGTTAAAACCCTTCCAAGTAAATTCTTTAATACAGGGAAAAACATAGTAAAATTCCTGTGGAACGGAATAAGCGGTTTAGTATCTTGGGCATTGGGCAAGCTTGGAGGTTTTGCGACTTCTATCATTAATAAGGTTACAAGTGGAGTAAAAGGAATTGTCGGAGTCGGTAAAAACATAGTCAAAGGTTTGTGGGATGGAATAAGCGGTTTAGTCTCATGGATATATGAGAAGGTTAGCGGATTCGCTGGAACGGTAATAAGTAATATATCAAGTGGCGTAACAGGAATCGCAGACGTAGGCAAGAACTTAATACAAGGTCTTTGGAATGGCATTAATAATATGGCTTCTTGGATAAGGGATAAAATACAAGGCTTTGGAAAAGGAGTGTTGGACAACCTAAAGAACTTCTTTGGTATCCATTCACCGTCAACCGTTTTTAGAGATGAAATCGGTAAGTACTTGGCGCAAGGGTTAGGAATCGGATTCACAAATGAAATGGATGGCATCACAAAAGATATTAATAAATCGATCCCGACCGATTTTGAAATGAGTGCTACATATCAAACCACAAAGATTCAAAAAAATTTAGTGTCAGACACAAGTGTAGAAGGTTTGTACAATCTTGTATCAAGTGCAGTCTCAACAGCCTTAAGTACACAAACCAAAGATACAGAATTGATAGATTATACTAAGATAGGTAAGGCGGTAGGAAATGAAGTAGCAAAAATAAACTTTGGAATTAGTTTGAACGATAGAGAATTTGCAAGAGGTATGAAAGAAATGGGGGTTGCTTTTAAATGACAACGCTTTACTATGAAAATTCAAAAGGGCAAATAATAGACTTTATGACATTCCCTTTTCGATTAATGAGTTATGATGGAGATTCTTACGAATTAGAGTATGAGTTAACAGAATCTTCCTTAGGAAGTAAAATAAATAAATTCAAAAGAACGTTACAAAAAAAGAGCATGACATTATTAATTAAGTCGGACACAATCGAGCAAAGAAGAATAGATATGGATACGTTTTTCGAAATAACGAATTATGATGTAGATAATTTAACCCCTGGTAAGCTGTGGAAAAATAATCAATACATGGAATGTTATTTTATGGCGGTGGATAATGAAGCACTTTCTTCAAATTCTATGTTATTAAAAAAGACAATCGTCATAGTGTCCGAAAATCCTACATGGATAACAGAATCAAAGTTTGAATATGCGATAGCGTCCGAATCGGTAGGTGGTATTGATTTTCCCTTTGATTATGCGCACGATTATGCGACTACGGTTCGTAATGACAGGGTTATAAACAATCATTATGTACCAATAGATTTTGTCATGAGGATATACGGAGCGTGTGACAATCCGTATGTGTACATAGCAGGGCATTTATATCAAGTCAATGTTACTTTATATGATAATGACTACTTAGAGATAGATAGCAAAAAAGGAACAATCATAAACCATAAGTCAAATGGAACTACTATAAATTGTTTCAACATGAGAAATAAACAAAGTTCTGTTTTTGAAAAAATACCGATAGGAAATAACTTTGTAACATGGAGTGGACAATTTAGCTTTGACATTATCCTGCGCATTGAAAGGAGCGAACCAAAGTGGAGTTTATCTTAACCGATAATAATAGGAAAGAACTAAACTATATGCGTCATAATTCAGACATTGATCTCGATATAGGAGATACAAACGATTTTAAAATATCCATGAGTTTTGAAGATTATCTTCATTTCGGTTATGATTTTGGTTATATGTTTTTTGCAGAAAGTACAGAATATGGTGGTATATTTGGGCAAAGGCACACCAACACCGAAACCAATATTGTAGAGTTGAGTGGCTACACCTACAGAGGGTTATTGTCAAAAAAGATAATTGAGCCACCTTCCGGAGTAGCCTACAAAACAGTAACAGGCGAATGTAACAGCATTATATCTAGTATAATAGGTTCTAATTTTGATTCTTTATTCCAAGTTGGATACTACGATTATAACACTCAAACCGTTATCACTGATAGCGGTTTTTCTGTATCAAATTATAGTTTTGACAGGTATACAGATGTTTTGTCAGGCTTGACTAAGATGCTTAAGAGTGTAGGGGCAAAACTACAAATACAATGTGTAAGCGGAAATACTAACGAACCTTTTACAGTGTATTTATCAGCCACACCAATAAATGACTTTTCGGAGGAAATAGAGTATTCGCAGGACAATAAAATAAACTTTATAACAAGCAAAAAGACAAACGGAATTAATCATTTAATATGTTTAGGGCAGGGCGAGTTGACAGCGAGAACCGTTGTACATCTTTATGCAGATGCAGACGGAAATATATCACAAACGAAAACATTTAGCGGAATAAACGAAAGGGCTGCAGTTTATGATTACCCAAGCGCAGAGGATGAAAATACTTTAATAACAGAAGGGAAGGAAAACTTCAAAGAATTAATGAATATGCAGTCAATAGAAATTTCTGTTGATGATTTAAGTGTTGAGTTAGGTGACATTATCGGAGGAAGGGACAGGCTGACAGGTTTCTATATCAAAGAACAAATAACCAATAAAATAGTAAAAATAGATAATGGAAAATTAAGCATTGATTACAAGGTGGGTGAGAGTTAATGAAAATAGTAACAGGATATACAGGACAAGCACATGTAACAAGTCAACAGCAGGCAGACTTATACAAAGCAATTATAGGTACACAAGAAAATTATGTATTGAATATTGGAAGTAAATTCAACTATGAAATTGTGACCGCAAATCTTATAAAAATACATGACGGTATAGCGGTAATGCAAGGAAGAGAGGTGAGCATTGACTTCAACGATTATGACGAAGCAGTCATTTTAAACGGTACGCAAGGGCAAAACAGAAACGATCTAATATGTATTAAATACACAAAGGATTCTAACTCTGGCATTGAAAACGCTGAAACAGTAGTGCTACAAGGAACACCGACAAGCGGAACAGCAACAGACCCTACATATGTGAGCGAAAATATAAGAGAAGGCGGTTATACTTCTTATTATCCACTATACAGAGTTGCTTTAAATGGCATTACTTTGTCAAGTGTAACACCTTTATTCAGCGTAATACATGGTCTTGAAACACTCTATAAAGAAGATTGCAGAATAGAAGGAACAAAAACCTTTGCAGAAGATATTATTATAGAACAAGATGTTCTTTTTAAAGATTTTGAAGAAGAAATTTCAATGCGAAACCTACATACAACTTTATACCCTACTTGGGGGGTTGATACGTTTGCTACTTGGGGAATGTACGGAGTGCTTTTCTATTCTAGTGCGATTCCTTGTCACGATTGTATTAATCGGAATATTTTTTTTATTAGGATAGAATTTAAGTCCAGCGGGGGGACGACATATACATTTGATTTGACAAACCCAGTAGAGGGCGCAGAGATAATAAAAAATCAAAATAGTTTTTCGTTACTGTCTGGCGGGAGGTTAGGCTCTAATAGTTCTTTCATGAATCAAGTATCCACGGATAAAATATCAAAAATAACGTTTAATGCAGAGTAGGGAGGTGAAAAGATGGCTTTAAATATCATAACAGGGACAACTGGAAAAAATCATGTTACGTCACAAGATGCGAGAGATTTACATATGGGGATATGTGGAAATGGCGAGTATGTGCTGAATATTGGTCAGAAGTTGGCTCATGAAGTATTGACAAATACGTCAATACGAATAAAAGACGGGGATATCCTAATGCAAGGTTGCCACGCAAGACTAGTAGATGATGACTATGAGGACTTAAGCATACAGGCAGGTGAAAGTGGTTATAAGAGATACGACTTAATATGTGCTAAGTATGAAAAAGATACAAACACAGAAGTCGAAAGCATGACTTTTGAGGTAGTAACAGGCACACAAACCACAGGCACGCCGACAAATCCGACATATACATCTACGATATTGCGAGAGGGCGGTAATGTTAATTATATGCCACTTTATAGGGTGTATATAGATGGTATTAACATCTCAAGCGTGACTCAATTATTTACAATAACAAAAAGCCTTACAGAGTTGAATACAGGTATTACCCCCATTGATTTTTCAGCGGATATTACATATAACATTGCGAGGACGTCAACAAATGTAAAGGCTTTATTTTATCCAATGCTTAAGCTAGTAGTTATTAATTTTAACATAGTACCTACAAATGTAATAACAGGAGGGGTTGAGACAGGTGTTTTTACAGTTCCTACCGCTTATAAACCTAGTAATATATGCTATGTTCCGCTTGCATCCACAGCAGCAGCGGTGGAAACTCAAGGTTTAATATCAGCAGGCAACCCTACTTTTTCAGTATATTCAGCAGGAAACACGCAGTTGGTTAGAGGTATGCTAGTATATGACACAGTATAGACCTAAAACGGTCTTTTTTTTATTACAAAAAACAGAAAGAGAGGAATCATCATATGGAAAAAATCAACAGTTTTAAAATTATCTTATTAACAGCATTTGGAGTTGCAGGAAGTGGACTATCAAAATTACTTGGAGGATTCGACATGACATTACAAATATTAATAGTTCTTATGATTGCTGACTATGTGACAGGCTTAATTGTGGCAGGAGTATTTAAAAAGTCAGGCAAAACCGAAACAGGAGCATTGGAAAGTAGAGCAGGATGGAAAGGCTTGTGTCGTAAAGGTATGGTTTTATTAATTGTTTTGGTAGCAACTCAACTAGACAAGGTTACAGGAATCGATTTTATAAGAAATACAGTCATTTTAGGATATGTTGCAAATGAAGCTATTAGCATCACAGAAAATGCTGGCTTAATGGGTGTACCTTTACCAGGGGTGCTAACAAACGCAATAAATGTATTAAAACAAAAAGCAGAAAGTGAGGAATAAGAGCATGAGAGACATCACAGCATTACATCCAGAGGTGCAAGTAATAGCGAATAAATTAGTAGAGAAATGCAGAGAACAAGGTTTGATTATTAAAATAACCGATTGTGTGCGTACTAAAGAGGAGCAAGACGCTTTATATGCGCAAGGCAGGACAAGAGCAGGCTCTATTATCACCAATGTTACATATCCCCGATCTAATCATTGTTGGGGGATAGCTTTTGATTTCTGTAGGAATGACGGTACAGGAGCATACAACGACACAGATGGATTCTTTACGAAAGTAGGACAAATAGGAAAGTCACTAGGTTTATTCTGGGGAGGTGATTGGACAAGCATCAAGGATAAACCACATTTTCAACTTGAGACCTATGGAACGTGGAGTAGCCTGCAAGCTAAATATGGCACTCCTAGCCAATATTTTGCATCATGGGGCGGTTCTATTCCTGTGATTCAAAAGGAAGAAGCGAAAGTGGTAGTAAATGACGATATTGTCGCAATAAAAGCCTTGCAAAAATTCTTGAATAAAAAAGGCTTTCGAGACAATGAGGGCAAGAAGTTAGTCGAGGATGGATTAAAAGGCAATAAGACAGTATTTGCAAATACTAAGTTTTTACAAACTATGTTAAATAAAGACGGTCATACGGATGCAGAAGGAAGAAAGCTATATGTAGATGGCTATAAGGGCGAAAAGACAGAGCAAGCTATGAGAAAGGTTATTTGTAAGATGCCTGACAAAGATTCTAAAGGGCGAAACATTTGGAAAGCACCAAAAAATAAAGGCAACGTTGTATTTTACATTCAGACGAACGTCAATACCAAAAATGATAAATATTATGGCTTTAATACTCAAAAAGCTGTAATAAGACAGCAAGCGAATCATAACATATCACAAGATGGTATCACAGGATTCAATACGTTGAATAGTACATTATAATTAGAGAGGGTGGAGAAATCCACCTTCTTTTTTATTACAAATTTTTAAAAAAGTTTATTGGAAAGTATTGACAAAGTACCCCTAGAGTGGTACAATAAATATATCAAATGAAGGAAGGAGAGATATATGATATTCGACAACATGATAAAGGTACTTACAATCATCTGGTTATCAATTCAAATTGCTGGCAAGCTAAAAGAATTAACAGACGATAAATAAGTACCAAACAGGGGAGTAAGACTCCCCACCTCTTCCAGAGGTCATGTTAATTATATCATATGAGTTGATAATATGAAAGATAGAAATGGAAAAAGTGAAACAATCAATATATTAACTGTATTGCTGATTATTTTTATCGAGTTGAAGCTTATAGATTTTAGCAATATGGGAGCATTAGATTATATTATATTGGTCTTTCTAGGAGTTTATATTATTTTAATTATAACGAGCATGTTAAGGAAGTGATCGAATGAAGTTACAAGAAAAGCGAAAAGAAAAAGGATTTTCACAAAGTCAATTATCTGCATTGAGTGATATACCCATTAGGACAATACAACACTACGAGCAAGGAACGAAGGATATTAACAAGGCTCAAGTAGTCACGGTTTTAAAATTAGCCGATGCGCTTGGGTGTGATATCAAGGATATATTGGAATTGGGCGAAAAATAAAAGGGCGGTTCATTGCGAACCGTCTTTTTCAATAAAAAACCCCACGCAATAACGTGGGGAATATATGTGTGTGGAATAGGCTTATTCAGTTGGTGGTTTCTTTTGTAATATTGCTCCAATGATGAATACTCCTGCAAAGATAAAGGAAATAACTGCCCATACCATTAAATCAGGAAAAGTCTTGGATTGTCCGACTGCCAATAAAGCACCTGCAAGGTAAAAGCACCCTGCTGTTATTGCCCCACCTTTTGACTTTCTAGCTGCGATTCCTACGATTCCAGCAACCAAAAGGCATAATGCGAGAAATATACCTGCTGAACCGCTAGTACTTCCGTTCTCCTCTAATGTGTTTGATATTCCTGCTGCACATGATTGTAAAGACACGATTGCAAATGCAATTATCGAAATTATCCCAATCACCAATCTAGCTGTTTTCATAATTCTCTCCTTCTTTCTTCTGTTTCGCAATTAGTTAAATAATTGACTTAAATCCATAATAATACAATTTATTGTGTTTCGTCAACAAGATTTTGCTTATAATGACCAGAATATTCAGCATAAAATACTTAAGATTTTCTTAAGAACGTGAAAACGAACAGTAATTACAGGATATTCAAGAGTTCATTCTCGTTACACTTAACATCTTATTATAACAAAATTCATTTGTTAATTATTCCATTGTCGAAAATCAAACATGCATTGTCGAAAATGCAAGTTAACAAAATAAGTTATTACCAGATATTTGAAAGAAAAGATTACATATTAACATAATTTACAAAAAGAGTATGTAAAATGTGGACTATTTAGTAAAGTATTGCCAAAAGTCTGAAAGCTTGATATAATTTTATCAAGTAAAATACCAATGAAAGAGGGAATGTATATGAATAAAGAATTTGAAGAATTTATTGCATTAAGATGTGACAAAGCCTTAGTTGAATGTAGTGAGTATATAGTAAAAGAGCGAAATTGCAAAACAAATAAAGAAAACTTACATATTTTTGCGGGTATATTATGTTATGATAAGGGTGTAAAAGATACTTTGAAATTTTTAGATGTAAAACAAAAGCTTCATACATTTATTTTAAAAATGCGTGATAATGCAATAATTGAATTTGAAGAACATCTAAAAAAAGAATACAAGACAGGAGTAGATGAAGATTTGCTTGTTGCATCATTTGAAAAAACATGCTATATAAAAGGAATCAAAGATGCATTAAAATTTTTAAGATTGAATTTGATACTATGATATTTTGACGGCAACATTTGACGGCAATATTACATGAATCTACAGTATAATAGAGTTTCAAATATTCAACTATAGTATTATATACATGTATTAAAATGTTAAATATAAATAAAACAGTGAATTTGCGCATGGTTGAAAAAATACAACTTCTAGACTTAGGATCTAGTGGGAGACCGTGCAGGTTCGATTCCTGTCATCCGCATTATAAAAGGGTTTGAAGCGTTTTAAAATCATCCCAAAATGTAAGTAATGCCAAAAATGTAGCCATTAGGTTTTGATTTGAACCTTTTGGCTACATTTATTTCACGAACGTATCATCTAAGTGATTCAAAAGATGACGTATGTTAATCTAATGACATCATTTTTGCATAAGCACAACAAAGTTTTTTTCTAATTCGCCACCTCTATAATGCTTTATGCTTTAAAGATGTGATTAGAACAAGTCATTTAAACTAATAATTTTACTGCCTTTACTTTCATAATAGCGCAGCATTCTAGAAAGATATTAATTGATTCAAAGAGTTATACTTAAGAGAAAGGGATGAGTAATTGAAAAATTTTATTAGTAACAAAAAGAATTTGATAATTTGTTTAATGATTCTTATTATGATTTTCATGGGAACCGCATCTGCTTCCAGCATTCATAAGGTTGAAGATTACAAAAATCAAATCAAGTTAGTTAGAGAGAACCTCTCAAATTATACTGAGGAGTCAAATGATAAAATAAAAGAACTAGAAAAGAAATTAACTAATTTTGAAAGAGTAAAAGCCAAATATGAGGATGATATCGCTGAAAAAGAGAATAAATTACAAACTCTCCAAGCTAAATTAGATTCTTTAGAAGATCAATCAATAAAGATTAAGGAATTAAATAATCAAGTTGAAAGTTTAAAATCAGAAAATGTTTCTTTAAAAGATCAAAATAATAATGTGGCAAATGAATCTTCAAAAACAAAGGAAGAAACTAGTAGTAATAATTCAGAAAGCTCGACAACTGTTCATATAACAAATACTGGTAGTAAGTATCATAATGCAGGATGTAGATATCTAAGTCGAAGTGATATTATGGTAACATTTAGTGAAGCAAAAAGTAGAGGATTAAGTCCATGTAGCGTTTGCCATTAA